GGCAAGACGCCAGCGCCCAACAGTGTTTGTCACAATGACGGTCGCATTGTTGGCCGGGGCCGTGCGGATGTGAGGCCAAAGAAGCAATGTTGCCTGCCCGCTGGCATTTGTGTTCACGTCGGCAAGAACCTTGTGCAGAGTGGCAGAGGAAGCGGTCCCAAGCTGCACATAGTCCCCGGCCCTTAGCCACCCCGTCACGTTGGCAGTGCAGCCATCTATGGCAAGGTCTTCCCCGACTTGGCTTGCTCCGTTGACAAGTGGAGTGCCGCCTATCGCACCGCGTGGGGTAGCGCCAATCGGATCTCCCATCGTGAATGTGCCGAAGCTGCCACGCAGGCTGACCAGCCAAGCGACCCATTCCTCTGCATCTGCGCGGATCATGGGCGGCAGGGTCACATCAGCCTGCCACATCTGCCCGGCGCTGGCCTGCGCTTGGCTGGCATAGGTGAACGGTGACCGCTCCACAGTGACCGCGTTGGTGGCCCGCAGTTCCATGCTTCTGCGCCCGGTGTGCGACGGCAGGGTCAGAGGATATGTAATCGCCATCAGTAGCCCATCCCATTGACGCTGCGCCGCTGTGCATCGAACACGGCGGCCTTGGTGCTTTCCACGATCTTCGGCAGCATGGCTTGGATTTCCGCACGGCTCACGCCAGCGCCGAAGCTGATGCTCTGGTTTACGGTCACACCCTGACCGCCGCCAAGTTGGTTATTCGGGATCACCTGCGCGTTGCGCGAAGGCACGACAAGCTCTGGCCCGCGCTCCCCGACCATATAGGCCTGACCGCCAGTGACCGGGCCGCCCATAGCCTTAAAACCAGCAATGGCAGGTGCCAGAGCCGGGAAAGCCTTTCCAACGAACCCCATGATCCCATTGACCAGCCGCTGGACGACCAGAACCTCATAGAGCTTCATGATGATATTGCGGGCCATGTCGCGGAAGGCATCCTTGACCGATTTGGTGCCGTCAACCATCGACATGAATGCGCTGGAGAACGAGTCGCGTATGGTCGAAGCGATGGCTTTCTGCTGTTCTGCCAGCCTGTTCAATTCGTCCATCTTGGTGATCTGGCCGACCAAACCCTGCAATGCAGCATCGCCATACTTCTTGTAATCCAAGCCAAGAGCCTGAATAACGCGCTGCTGCGCCTCGGTCTTCCCAAGCAATTCTGACTCAAGGGCAAGCTGCTCCCTCAAGGTCTTCATTGGGTCGGTTGCGCCGCCAGAAGATTTCTCCTCCTTGGCTTTGGGAGCTTCAGTTGGAGCCGCTAGCCTTGTTCTAGCATTAAGCTGGTATGCCCCAATGGTTTTGAACATCTGCGGGTCAACGGCTGCCTGAGCGGCAGCGGCAGCATCCGCAGCCAAACCTTGGGCCTGCCGCCGCAGGTTCCCATACAGGGCATATCCCAATTGCAGGCGGTTGTTGAAAGAGTCTTGGCTCTTGATGTACTCAGCCTGAGCCGACTGAATAACGATCATCTGAGCATGAATGTCCTCGGCGATGGCCAGACGCTCTTTCTCCGAAGGGATCAGCTTTTCAAGAAGTGCCGCATAATGCCCCTCTTGGAGAGCAAGCATCTGACCGTTTATTGAGGTCACCTTCTTGTAGTTGTCCAGCACGCCAGACAGGGCAGTCTTTTGCTGCTCCAAAGCATTAAGTTCAGCGATGACCGCCTGCATTCTACCGCGATCTTCAAGGCTGTTTGACAGCTTGATTTCACCAAGCCTGATCTGAGTTTCAGCTATTTTCGATGTGAGTTCATCAATCCTCTCAAGGATTGCCGCCTCTTCTGGGCTGACAACTCCGAACCTTGCCATCGCTGCCACAGCGTTCAACTCAAGCAGCTTTTTCTTCAAGGATTCGGTTGCTTCTGCCGCCCGGTTGGAGGAGGAAGACATCTTATCAACAGCAACACTAAGGGCCGCGAAAATGGCGACAGCAGCGCCAACGACCGCGCCGATAGGCCCAAAGATTTGCAGAATCTGTGGAGCCTGCTGACCAAAGGCCTGCATTTTGTTGGTGCCGTTGGCGACCTGAACAGCGAAGTCACCGATCTGGAAGCCAGCCTGCTGCAAAGCTCCCATTGCAAACTTGCGGGTTGCAACAGTTGTGCTGTCAAACTGGCCAGCAAGCTTTCTTGTCGCAGCGCCAGTGCGCTCCAACTCAGAGTTGAGTTTGCGGAGCGGAGCCGTCGCATTGTCAATGGCCTGCAACTCAAATACGAGTCTTTCGCTCATTTTCCTCGCGCTCCTTCATGACGGCGAAGTAGGCCACCCATTCATTATACTCATCCAGCGAGATTTCCTCAATCTCCGAGATGGTCTTGCCCAACCTGTCCGCCAGCGCCACCAGATTGAGCCTGAATGGGTCGGCCCTTAGTTTTTTGCGTGGTCCTCGATGCTCGTCGCGTTGAAGACAGCGCCGAACACCTTGGCAATCACGCCAACAGGCTCACTCATCAGGATCGGCTTATCCTCAAGGGTGAACGCCTTGTCGCCCTTCTGGTCTTCGCACTTTTCAATGACCATTTCGACCATCGCACCGAAGGAGGTGTTGGTCAGAAAGTCCTTGTGCTTGCGCTGGACCTTTTCGATATCGCGTGCGCTTACCGACGTGAAGAACAGGCGAAGGGGAGTTTCCCCCTCGCCCCATTCTTCGACATCGACGAAGCCACGTTGCTGGTCAGCCTGCTTGGCTGCGATGCGTTTTGCCAAGCTCATTATGCAGCCGTCGCTTGCGTCAGAGCGCCAGTGCCTTGGATGCTGATCGACATCTCGACCAGACCATCATACGACGCTGAGATTGAGCGACCCGTCACGATGGCAGAGCCAGTGTAGTAGATGTCACCAGCGGTCGAACCCTCGGGATAGAGGTTCAGCGTGATGGATGCACCGATGGTCAGAGCGCCTTGGCCCGTGGTGTCGGTCTCGTCCCACAGAACGTCAATCGTCCCGGTATAGGTGGACAACGAGGCCTTATAGGTCCGTGCGCTATCGCCCATCGTGGTGTCGTCAAGGGTGTCAGCCGATTGTTCAATCGAATACGACCGAATTTCGGCGATTGCGTTGGCTCCGACTTTGACGGTGCCTTCGCTGCCAGCGTGCGTAGCCATAGCAGTAGCCTCCTTTATTTGGCTGTTTCGACATCAGTTAGACTAGTGACATACCTTACAGCAAAAGTCATCGTTGCGATGCCAACAGGCTGCTCAGTCTCACCAGAAAAGTCGATGCTCGTCGATGTTAGCACCGATTCCTTCGCAATGCCACCTAGCGTGAAATCCGCTCCGATGGCTTCTTCAACCTGCACCGCGATGGCGTCAACCGCGCTATCAAGCGATGCAGTGGCATTCTCATAGATCGAAACCGTGATCTCGACAGTACGATCCAAGGACTTCACGCCCATCGTCGCACCCATCGTCATCAGGCCGGATGTCTCCGCACCAGCGGTGACCGTGATGGCTGGCAACTTGGCCTGCGTCAGCGGATAGACCCGCGTGGCGAAAACCCGGCTGGAGACCAGAGTGACGCCAGCGGTCAGCAGCGTCACGAACTGGTCGCGTATCTGCTTTCTGACGTGTGACATTACTGCTTCTCCAACTGAACGACGGTGACGCCCGTGCCATCATGTATCCAAGCGCGGACCTTGTAGGTCACGCCGGAGATGACCATCGTCTGGTCCTCTGCGATGGACGGGACATCCGTGGTGCGGCAGGTCAGGCGGGGCTGCTCCTGATGCACGGAAACAAACCCGCCAGCGTCCACTGGCACCGTCTCGTTGTCAAAGATGCCACGGATCGTACCGCCACTGTAAGTGACGTTGACCGCGAACTCATCGACGTTGAACAGTGTCAGCAGATCGGTGGCGAAAGGCAGGGCCATGATTATTCTTTCGCGGCCCGCTTCGAGACTTTAGGTGCATTGCTGGCTTCCAAGCCAACGCTGCGGTCAGCAGCGGCAGGAGCCGCGCTCTCTGGGGCAACATCAACCCGGCCCATAGCCAAGAGAGACTTGCCCTCCTGCTCAGAAAGTTCGACGATCTCGCCAGCATTGCGGGCAGCGCCGCCTGCCACGCAGGATTTGAGGATCAGGTAGTTTGCCATTCTAGCCTCCTGTTGAGGTTGGGGGCGACCGAAGCCGCCCCCATTCCATTTGAGTGTCATTAGACGCCGTCGTTGTTGTAGGCGAAGGACACAGCATGGCGAACCGCCACATCGACCGTCTGGAGGGCGCGGATGCGAACCGTACCCGAAGACGAAGCGGTGTAGGGGTCAACCAAGATGTCCAAGCCGCCGTACATGCCGATCAGCAGGTCCGCGAAGTTGCCGAAGAACAGGTCGCCAGAGGTGACTTGGTTCGACACGATGGCGCGGTAGCCGTTGATCGTGTTGCCGGGCTGCTCGACCACGAAGAGGCCCTGACCAGAGGCCTTGGCAGTGGTCTTCAGCGCGCCGTACATGCTGGCAGGCAGGATGTAGGCGAGGTTGCCCAGCAGGGCGTTGTCCTCGGCCACAGCGGTTTCCAGAGCCACGACTTCAGCGAAAGTCGGGTTGGCCGCAGCAAACGAGGTCGGCTTGTTGACACCAGAGACGTTCTTGATGCCAGTGGGCTGGCCCGAAGAACCCGAACCCTGCAAGCCGCCGAGGTCGATGGCGAGAGCGATAGCACGCGACAGGTCGTCACGAACCAGAGCTTCGATATCGGGCGAGGACTGCATCATCATCAGGCGCGTGATGTCGGTGAAGGCACCGAGGGTCTTCGGGGTCATAGTGACCTGACCGAAGGTCGGCTCCGACTCAGAAGCAGCGCCGCCTTCCGACGAAATCCAGCCAGCGGAAGCGCCAGCAGTCTTCTTCGGGATAGCCACGTTGCCCTTGAGGCCGTTCAGCATCGTCGCGCCAGCCTGCATCACAGACGAAGCGTTACGCAGAACGTCGATGAAGTCACCGCCACGGAAGTCTTGAGCGATCACGCCCGAGTCATCAGTGGTGTTCAGGTCACGCTTTGCCCACGACCGCAGAACGTCGGCGGGGATCATCAGGCCTTTGGCATCAGCACCAACAGCGCGCTGGGCAGCAGCCGAGGCTTCGAATTCGAAGCGGGCTTCTTCCTGAGCGCGGAAGTCGGTCGGGTTCGCCATAGCGCGGATCGCAGCCATGAGCGAGAACTTGCGGACCTCTTTCTGGGTCAGGCCGATGTTGGCCGTTTCCAGAGGCTTGTTGCCGATTGCTTCAAGCAGTTCGCCACGGAATTCCGCGAGAGAACGGCCAGCAGCGATGGCTTTGTCAGCCAGATCACGCTTATTGTGCGATGCGCCAAGACGGATCATCTCAGCAGCATCTTTGGCAGCGGCACGGGCAGCTTCGGCCTTGACCGCGTCCAGATCAAATTCAGCCATTTTGGCCTCCTTGATAGGGGTTGCAGGGATAGAGGTGGTCAGGTCGTCAGCCGCCGATCTGCCAACGCCAACTGTCCTGTCGGCGGGGATAGAAACGATGGAAACTTCCATAGGCATCCAAGAAGTGGCTCGGTACGTTTCCTTGCCTTCCTTGTCGAGTTTGTTGATCTGATAGCCGACCGAGATGTTGGCTCGGATGCCATCAGTCACGTCATCGAAAACCTCTTTGGCAAGCCCGTTTTTCCCAAAACGAACAGTCGCACGGAGACGCCGTGCCGAGCCATCCAAGGCAACCGATTCTACAACGCCGATCTGCTTGGTCGGATCGTGATCCAGCAGAAGAGGCGCTCGGCCAGAATTCAAGAACGACAGATCGATGCTGCCGGGCTTGTGGTCGAGGATTTCAATGCCGAAGGGCCGCTCAACGGGTTCCTCGGATGAGACAGCGATCTTGACGCGCCGAGCGTCATTGTCGATCACCTTGTCTTCAAATGCCATCGCACGGGTTTCGATCCCGTCACGCGAATAACGCTCGGCCTGAAGCTCAAGATCATCCTCTTGCGCCTCGGTCGGTTCGATGTGTTCTTCTTCCAGCATCGCTGCGTCCTCCATTTCACGGGCGATCATATCAAACTCACCCCCGTCTTGCATAGAGCGCGCATCCTCGGTGGCAGGCTCAAACTGGATCGGCTCGAAATTATTCCGCTTCAGCCATGCCCGCGCTTCGGCCACAGTGAAGAACTGCGTGCGGAAACGGATCGCCTGAATCTCGCTGGTGCCTTCCTTGATGCCGAAGATGTAGTCAACGCCTCGGCCACCGCCGTTGTTGCGACGGCGGAAGCTGTCGTACTGACGCGGATCGCGGATGCGGGCAGCATGCTCATTCGCGTAAGGACGCTCACCAGCAGCGCGGATCGGCCTGATCTTGGTCAGGGTCGAGAAGCGGTGGCCGACCAAGGTTTCCGTGGCCTCACCGTCGCGGAAGATGCGGATCAGCGCAGCCGGGTCTTCTGGGGTGGCGTTGATCGAAAACTCACTGTCTGGGATGCCGAGCGTGCCTTCGCGCATGATGTGTTCGATCTGGCCGCGTGCCATCCCACCCGATGAATTCCACTCGACGAAATCACCGAGCTTCAGCGCATCAGCCGCCGCACGGGTGCGATCATCTTCATCATCCATGTCGTCGTCCTCATCGTCCATGTCGTCAACGATGCCATCGGCCCATGACTTGCCTGCATCGCCGCCCCAGAGCGCCCACGCGATCCGGCCATTCGACGGATAGCCGTCTTCACCGGGCCGGAAGCCTTGAGCCTCTTTGTCCACTTCATGGCGGGCGAAGAAGCTCTTCATGCGCTTGACGGTGCTGTCGGAAAGCTCTTTGCCGTTCACGATATCACGGGCGCGGGCAATGCCGACCTCGGTGCCACCGCGCCCGAACTCACGCCGCCAATCAAGACCGCGCTGCGCTTCTTCTTTCATCGCTCCAGTAGGCTCATAGGACATGCTTATTCCTCCACTTGAGCTTCGACAGGCAGCTTCGTTCCAAATGGCTCATAAGCCATCGCAAGGCCGAACTGCTTGGCCATTTCCTTGTCGCGCTCAATCTGCGCGAAGGTCTCTTCAGCATCACGACCATAGGTGGCAGCGATGTCGGTGTGGCTCAAGATGCCGTTCTGCAAACCGACGACGGCGGCGTTGATCTCCTTCAGCGGGTCAACCCACTGGAAGCCACGCGCACGCCAAGAGATGCCCATTGAGAACTTGTCGAACTTGCCCGGCCCGTTGATCGGGATCAGAGCGAAGTCCATCACATGAGCCATCCAGACACGGAACAGCGGATCGATGAAGTGTTCGATGAAGAAACGCTGCTGGGTCTTGTAGAAGTCCCGCTCCTCAAGCGCGCCCTGCCGAACCGACGAATAGGACGTGCCTTCCAGATCATTGGCCAGCGCGGTGTAGCTGATGCCAAGACCGCCAGCGATGCCGCGCAGGATCGCCTTCTCAAAGTCGGCAAAGGCTGATGTCGGGTGGTTGGGGTCAAACGGGGTGAAGTCAACGCCAGCCGGAAGCTGATGGAATGTGCCGGGTTCAGCGTCGTACATCGGGGTGAAGGTGTCTTCGAACCCGTCAGCGGTGAAGCCATCGCCCGCCGGAGACGTGAAGAAGCCCATCTTGGACGCGCCGACACGGGCAGCCGTCAATTCGGCCTCACGGTAGCCGTGCAGCATCTTCAACGCTGGCATGGCCGTCACAAGCTCAGGCACACCACGGGTCTGATCTGCGCGCTCTTGCACATAGATGTGAATCATCTGATCTGCGGGAATGCGCTGGCGATACAGGCCTGTCGTCGTGGTGGTGTAGTCGTAATCGCCGGGATTGTTCACCAAGACGTGATAAGCAGAGACCCGGCGCGTTGCCGAGTCCAACTCCACACCCATGCGGACCTGATTGCCATCGCGAAGTGTCTCGTTCATCTGCTCATCGACCCGGTCAGGCTCAATGATCTGAACGCCAATCCCGTGCCGCAGATAAGGCTTGCGCACGATGTGCAAGAACACCTCGCCGTCACGCTTCACGCCGCGAACCACTGCATTCGACAGGTCGGTCATCGACATCTTGCCGTCAACAGTCGATCCGCCGAGGCGCGAGAACTCCGCCCAAGCAGCCTCAATGATGTTGTTCCCGGCCATGTCGATGGAGCCGTCGATGTTGCGGCCCTTTAGCTGAAGGCGGAAGCCATTCTCGCCGACCACGTTGGTCTGAACGAGTTGCAGATAGCGGCGGGCGTATTCGTTGTTCCGCTCCAGTTCGCGGGCGCGGTTGCGTAGATCACGCAGAACCCACCGAATCTCAGAGTCGGCAGACTTGTTGCTACCCTTGAAGTCCATGTACAGGCGGCCCTTTGAGGCGGCCAGATAATCACGCTTCCCGGTCGCCTTTTTCTGGCGCTTGAAGATGTCCAAAAGGCCCATCAGCCGAACCTCACTTTAATCGTGCTTCCCGTGGGCTTACCGCGCCGCGCTCGGTCTTTGGCGACCTCCTGCTGGAACTCGGCCTTGTATTGGTCCCTCGCCGTCATCAACTCGGCAAAACTCATCTTGGTCAGAGAGCGGCCAGCGATGGAATAGCTGCCGACATCGCTGTCAGCCTTGCCTTGGAGGATGGATTCGATCTTGCCGATCATGATCTCGGCATGGCTGCGAGGATCGGCACCATTCACGTCAAGGTCTTGAATGATGGTAAACTCGCCGCGATCAACCACGATGCGGTTGCTGGTCGCCGTCTGCACCACCTCAAGCTGCCAGTGGTAGTAGCCAGCCTCATAGCCAGATGTCGTGGAACTTGACGCGGTGAACAGATATGTTCCGCCAGTTTCAGACCCTACCAACAGAATCTCTGTATTCCCACCGCCCGTGATCCGAGCGACATACTGCGCGCTGTAGGATGCCAGCGGGTAATCCTGAACCAGATCAGAACGCTTCCACTGAATGAAATCGCCGACGACGATCTCAAGCGGTTCGCCCTCTGGCGCGTTGGCAGCGTCAAAAAGATTGGCCATTACCTGTATCCGTGGACAAAACCGCTCCGCATCGGAACCTTCGGCTTGCGGGGGGCCGCAGGTTGCTCAGGAGATGATACCCGATTTTGGGCCTGAGTGTAAACAGCTTCAAGGTTTAGGTTAAGAATAGCCAAAGCAGCCGTCGCATAGACCCGGCAGTCGAGGGCTTCGTTGCGCGTCCTGATCTTCGCCCACTCCATCCTCGGCCTGCCCTTGAAGTAGCGCGTCACCTTCTTTTCAGCCGTCAGCATGCGGAAATACTCATCGCTGCGGCCCACAGGGAAGTGGCAGTAGCCCTCGCCCTCCTCCCTGATCTTCAGCCGTGCGTAGACGATCTCCTTGGCCGTGTCGGTGCCGACCGGGAACAAATTGATCTTGCCGATGTTGTTCTTTGTCGGCCTGCCCACAATCGGCTTGCCCTCGCCGCCGACACCCTTGATCGCGAAAACACGGCGGCCAGCCCGCAGGCGCGCATAGTTGTAGACCTGCTGGGTGTAATGGCCGCCAGAGTCCACGCAGACAGATCGAATGACCATCTCACCCAAGGTCGGATGCTCAAACTTCCGGCCTAATGTCACGTCGAGGCGGTTCCACAATTCAGCCGACGATGGGTCGCCGTACATCGTCTCGTAGGCCAGAGACCATGTTTCCTCGCCCCGGCCCCAGCCGACGATCTCGATTTCCAAGCGGTCGTCCTGCACGTCAACGCCAGCGGTGATGAGCAGCACATCCTCTGGCAATTCATCGCCCCAGTTCTCGGCCCGCTCCATCAGGTCCATCTCATCGACCTGTTCTCCCTGCTCTTCCCATGTCTCGCCTAAGAACGTGTTGATCCACGTCTTCAGGCGCATCGGATCGCGCTTGCTGTTCATGAAGTCCGAGACGGCCTCATAAAGCGGGGTCCACGGGCTATACAGGCCATTGATGTGGAAGCCAGCGACCTTGCCCTTCGGCTCGGCGGTGGCCTGCCATTTGCCCTTCCTGATCGCCCGAAATCTCGCCGCGTCATCCCACGCCGATCCGCAATGCTCACAGGTGTAAACCGCCGAATACGGATTCTTGTCCGTCCAGTGAACCTGCCCCCACTTCAGCGCCTGTGTTTCGCCGCAATCCCCGCAAGGCACGAAAAACTTGCGCTGATCGCTCTCCGAGTAGGCAGATTCGATCCGGCTTGCCCCCTTGTCGGTCGGCGTGCTGACCAAGATGATCTTGCGGTTCCAGAACGTGCTGGATCGCTTCTTGGCCAGCGAGACGGGGTCGCCCTCGGTGCCTGCGCTGATCGGATAGCGGTCAACCTCGTCACACAGGATTATCCGGCACGGGCGAGATGCCAAGCTGGCCGGGCTGTTCGCCCCGCAGGCCGTGACATGGCCTCCAGCGAATGTCTTGTGCAGCGTTGTGTTGCCACTGTCGCGTGATCTGGGGTCTTTGACCTTGTTGCTCAGAACAGGCGTATCGCGCAGGCATGGGGCTAGACGGTCCTTTGACCATGTCTGCGCCATCTCCAGCGTCGGCTGGACCACCAGCATCGGGGCCGGGTCTTGGTGGATGTGATACCCGACGACGTTGTTGATAAGCTCGGTCTTGCCGATCTGCGCGCATGTCATCAGAACGACCGTCTCAATGTCGGGATTGGACACAGCATCCATCATCCCGCGCTGATACTCGGCCCGCGATGTGGACCACTTGCCCGGCTCTGCCGAACTCTCGCTCGACAGCACCCTGAAGGTGTCAGCCCATTCGCTCACCGTCAGCTTCGGCGGCGGCTTCATTGCCAGCGACACAGCCTCGGCCAGCCGGGCTTCCAGCTTGTCAGCCTGCGCTTGCCGTGTCGATTCCTGCGAGTTCATTCAAAGCCTCAATGATATGTCGCTCTATCAGAGCCTGCACTTCCTTCGCGTCATCAGCCGCCGCCGCTTCTGGTGCGACCTTGGTTGGCACGGCCAGCAACTTGGTCTTCACATTGGACAACGCGACCTCAACCCGCTTCGCCACGTCCTCAATATACACCAATTCGCCCCGCGTGATCGCGTTTTCCATCTCCTTCGCGTCGGCCTGCTCCTTGGCAAGCCGGGCGCGCTCGTCCGTTAGGTTGAGATCGCCAGCGTTTGCACGGCCAGCCGCCGATTCCCGCAGGCGCGAGATGTAGGATTGCCTGCATTCGTCAAGGTCGTACTCTCCGCGACCCTTCTTGGCGATGGTGCCGTTGGCGATCAAGTCCTGAACGTATTTGATCGTCACGCCAAGGTGCGCAGCTACTTCGTGCAGAGTTGCCATTTGCTTTCTCCTG